GCCTTCAAAGCCCTGGTAATTACTCGTGACCTGGTCCCCTTGGTTTTCGTCTTTAGATCCCTAGCGATTGACACTGGGATATTGGCTGAAATGATGGTTTTTAGTTCCCCCATGATTAGTCCATTTCGTCTTTTAATAAATAAGTAACTGAAGAAATTAGGTTGGGAGGTCTAGATGTGTGGCTGCGCCCCAAATCCCGCCAGTGACGGCCCAGATGTTCAAGATTAGGATTGATAATAATATAAATACCTAGTAGTGTAGAAAATACACCATGGCAAAAGCAGCATCAAGAGAGTTCGAACTTTACGTTGAACTACAATCAGCACCAGCAGCAGCAAATCAACCCCTAGATATGACCGATTACGTGGACATCGCCGACAATCAAGCGTTTGAAGTTCACGAACTCGACATCGTTCTAGATGTAGACCAAGCATTCCCTGCTGGTCAAGTAGAAGGTCTCTTCCAATTAGCAGATTCGAATATCACAACATTCGTTACTCATGCTGATCGTACTTCTTTGTACGTTGCTAGAAAAACTTACGATGCTACCCAAGGAAGCATGTATCATCAAGAATCATTTTCTTCACTAACTCCACTAATTGTTAGCAAGACGTTGTTTATGCGTAACTCCAGCACAACAGCTCTAAACTACACACTTCGAGTTAAGGGACGCATCGTCACTCCTTCAGCCAAAGACTACATGGCACTTGTTTTGACACAGACTGGAAACCTTGCTTGAGGTGGTTAACCTGGTCAAAGTAGAAGGAACTCTTGACGAGTTGCGTGAACTGTTTGTGGAAGGTGCTAAGAGAGAAGCACGTAAGCAAGCAAAGAAGGCAGGTGGTGAAGTTGTTGTTGCTGGTGTTAAGAAAACTCGCAAGGTTGTTAAATCTGCTTGGCAGAAGTATATCGGGAAGAAATCGAATCAAATTAGAGTTAAGTCTGGAAAGCGAAAGGGAATGCTTGACCTCGCAAAGATGTCAAGAGCCTACAAGCGAGCACAGAAGGCTAAAGGAAAGAGGTGATTAGATGGCTCGTATAATTGACAAAGATACCAGGCTTATTGACATAGACTTTGGAGAGTTTACAGTTTCAACATTTCGTGACCCTTTGAGTCCTAATGCTACAAGCGTCACAAGTGGCGGAGTTGGAACAGGTCAATTGCTAAACATATTGCCTGCTGGTACATTTAACGGTGGGTCGTTTATGCAATATGTTAGATTAGATCTAGATTACATGGCTCGCAATAATGAAGTTATGCTGCCTGTTGAAGCATCTATTCAAAGAACTTCACCGGTCCCTTTAGGTTTCAATATTAACGGTAACAACTTTGACCAAATGGAGGAGTTTATCTTTATTCTAAGCCGTCCCCTGGCTAATACAAATCTTGCTGCTGCAACTACTACTGCAACATATAATGATTTTAGAAATATGGGCCTTAACGGTACTGATGGTTTGACTTTAGTTTCTGGTGATGCTGGTGCGCCTAATCAAGTTCAAACTATCTATGCCGAGAAGAGAATGTATAGCTACAACACAAACCTTGGTGCGACTCAAAGTAATGGAGAATTACTTGCTACGTTAGGTCCAGCACCAGGAGCGCCAAACCTAACTAATTCAGTGTTTGGAATGCCTGTATTAGACAGTGTTACAACTTGGGGTTCTATGAGTGCAATCACTGGTCCTAACTTGCATTGCTATCGTGTTGTAATTAACAGAAATCAAACCTTTGCTGGGTCTTTTGGTGAAACAAACTTGGACCTAGAAGGGCAAGGTTCGTGTCAATGGCCTGCTGTAAGTGTAAGGTTCCTATGCAGAGATCCAGATTATAGTGAAGGTGAATACCTAACTACAGTGGTTAATGCTATGAATAATAACGCTGAAGGCGGTCCTACTTCATGACCTTCATTAGAGTACGTGCAGAACCTGGAACCAGTTCATGGATTCCACATAGTCAAAGAGTAGAACAGAAGGTGTTTAGTCCTGAAGAGTATGCTTCGATGGGCTACATGCAAAGAGATGATTATGATCCATCGATGTTTCGCTCTGGTGGATATTCAAGCCTTAGGCGATTTGATATGAACTTCCTTAACTTGCCCGTCTATCGTGCCGATACTAAAGAACAGTTTGCTACGGACGCCTTTTTCTTATTGGGCTCCTTTGCTACTGGTGGAACTACTGCTGGATTAAAGTTCGCAGTAAGTAAACTTGACCAGGACTAACTAGTTTGAGGCTGGCAATCGAAACACTCGTAATAGTCGGTGTTTGGATGTTCTGTAATAATTTGGCTACACTCTTGTGACCAGCAATAGCAATCACATAGTCTGCATAAGACATAGACATCCATTCACAACACCTCTTTGATGTCTTGGAATACTATATTTTCTGCGAGTTTGCAATAGTAAAGATGCCAAACACATCCAGACCATGCACAAGGCGATTCCCATTTTATTTTCAGTATATTGTTTGGTAGAAACTTAACTTGACTACCGTCTGAATACAATCCATCCTCCATTAAATCCGCTTCATCGAGTCTTTCGATGGTGGTAGTATTCTTAGCGTGTTTGCAATTAACAATATGATTTCTTAATTCCATAACGGCTTCATGTTCATGTTCCAAATATGTTAATCTCATGCGTTCAACTCCGCTAAAAGTAAAGCTTTCAATTGTGGGGATGTGTCTTCTCTTGCATGCAACACTGCAAGCAAGGTTCTAGTGTGTATGTCACTGATGTCGAAGGCTTCTTGGTCGGCAAGATATGCCTTCAAAGCCCTGGTAATTACTCGTGACCTGGTCCCCTTGGTTTTCGTCTTTAGATCCCTAGCGATTGACACTGGGATATTGGCTGAAATGATGGTTTTTAGTTCCCCCATGATTAGTCCA